AAAATAAATCACTTTTTAGAAAAGTTTATATATATATTTATATACAACATTAACAATAAAATAGAGGTTACACAATGGCAGAAGAAACAAAATTTACAGACGAAGAAATTAAACAGATTAAAGATATACAAGATAGTTACGCTAAACTACAATCAGAATTTGGTCAAGTAGGTATATCTAAAATGAGATTACAAGAACAAGTTGATGAAGTAGAAGCGTTTGAATCAAAACTTGGTAATGAATTTAAAGAAGTTCAACAAACAGAGAAGAAACTGTTAGATGACATCACAAAGAAATATGGTGATGGAACTTTAGACCCTGAAACTGGTGTATTTACACCGAATAAATAACAAATAAAGTAAATAAATATAATCGTTTGAAGTTTTTTTCATATATTTATATACGAAAACTATCTGTGCACAAGATAGTATAAATTACAAAATTAATATATTAATTGGAGAAATAAAATGGCAGAAAAAATTGTAAGTCCTGGTGTATTTACGAATGAGATAGATCAGTCTTTCTTACCAGCGGCTATTGGAGAAATCGGAGCCGCGATTGTCGGACCGACAGTAAAAGGCCCAGCATTAGTTCCAACAGTTGTATCATCATATTCAGAATATCAACAGATTTTCGGTGATACTTTCAAAAGTGGAAGTAGTTATGTAACTTACCTAACATCATTAACAGCACAGCAATATTTAAAAAATGCAGGTAGATTAACTGTTGTCAGAATACTTGATGGATCTTTCAGTGGAGCCACTGGATTAGTTCCAACTGGTAGTGGTAATTGGTATACTGGAAGTGGTGGTGATTATAGTGGTGATGCTATCGGTTCATTTAAATTAAATACACTTGCTGACGGTGCTATTATGAATAGTACAATTGGAGTAAATGGATACGAAGCAACTGATTTAGGAACAAATAATGTTCTTACTAATTCTGGTTCTAAACATAATTTAAGATGGGAAGTATCTTCTATAAATCAATCAAAAGGTACATTTACACTTCTTATTAGACAGGGAAATGATTCTAATAAGAGAAAACAAATTCTTGAAACCTTTAACAATATTTCATTAGACCCAAATTCTAATAATTATATTTCAAAGATGATTGGTGATTCTTATAATACAATAGCAGGTACAGAATCAGACCCATATCTTACATTTTCTGGTGAATATCCACCGAAATCAAAATATGTTTATGTATCTAATGTAAAAGATACCATTGACTATCTTGATGAGAACGGAAATATTACACTCAACTCTGCATCAGCATCACTCCCTGGAATTGGTAGTGGTTCATTTGTCGGTGGTACAAATGGTTGGGCAGGATTTGATGGTTTAGGTAATTTTAGTCACGCCGGTGGTAATGCTGCAGCAAATTATAATTTCAATGAAAATATAGGTGCATCTTCACAAGGATTCGTACCAGCTACAGACGCTAAAGGTAAAACAGCATATAATAAAGCATTAAACCTATTATCAAATCAAGATGAATACGATATTAATATGATTCTTTTACCAGGTCTTGAACAAACTGACCACAATGCTGTAATTGATAAAGCAATAACTGTCTGTGAAGATAGAGGTGATTGTTTCGTTATTGCTGACCCAGTAGCACATGGTAAAACTATTACAAATGCTACTGATGAAGCGAAAGACTATGATTCAAATTACGCAGCTATGTATTGGCCTTGGGTTCAAATACCTGATAACCAACTCGGTAAGAACGTATGGGTCCCACCCTCAGTTGTTATGGGTGGAATATACTCATTTAATGATACGGTTGCTCACCCATGGTTCGCCCCAGCAGGTTTAAATCGCGGTGGAATTGATGTAGCTATTCAAGCAGAACGAAAACTAACACATTCTAATCGCGATACATTATATGATGCTCATATTAATCCAATTGCAACATTCCCAGGACAAGGTGTTACTGTGTGGGGTCAAAAGACTTTACAGAAGAAAGCATCAGCATTGGACAGGGTGAATGTAAGACGACTATTGATTAAAGTGAAGAAATTCATTGCATCAAGTTCAAGATTCCTTGTATTTGAACAGAATAACGCAAGTACAAGACGAAGATTCTTGAACATCGTTAATCCGTTCTTGGAACAAGTTCAATCTAATTCAGGACTAACGGCATTTCGTGTTGTAATGGACGAATCAAATAATACTCCAGATGTTGTAGATAGAAATATCTTATACGGACAAATATTTGTTCAACCCACAAGAACTGCTGAGTTTATTGTTCTTGATTTCACAGTTCAACCAACTGGAGCTACATTCCCAGAGTAATATAAAATAAATAATGAGGGTCATTAATTTGACCCTCTTATTATTGGAGAATTTTAATGGCAGAAAAAATTATAAGCCCTGGTGTATTTACAAGTGAAATAGACCAAACATTTTTACCTTCGGCAATCGCTGATATTGGGGCGGTAGTAATAGGACCGACAGTAAAAGGCCCAGCATTAGTTCCAACAGTTGTATCATCATATTCTGAATATCAAGCTAGATTCGGTGATGCATTTGTAAGTGGTTCTAATTATTATCAATATTTAACTTCCCATACAGCAAAAGAATATCTAAAAAACGCTGATAAACTAACAGTTGTTAGAGTGCTGGCCGGTGGTTATAGCGGTGCGTCAGCAACAATTTCATCATCAATCAACCCAGCTGTTGTGGGTGGTGGTGTAAAGGCTACTGGTAGTTTTACAATAGCGGCCGGTGAATATGGGGAAGGTTCTCCGGAATCAATGAGTATCGGTGGTGTAAATTTTATTTATACTGGAAGCGGTGCTTCGTATACTAATTCTTCTACTAATATTTATGTTGTTTCCTCATCAGCAACTCCCACTTTATTAGCGGGTCAATTTAGAGATGTAATAAATAATAGTTCATCTTTACATAGTTTATCTATAACGGCGAGTTCAGCCGCGGCATTAGTTGGATTGTCGTCTAGTAAAGCCGGTAGAATGCATGGACTTGATGGACCAAGTTTATTCGGGGGATCGACTATAAGTGGAACATTAGATTTAGATGGTGACGGAACAGCATTTACATCTCAAACTCAATTACAGGGTGGTGAAGAATATAACTCAGCTGTATTTTTAGAACCATTAAAATTACACACACTCGCAGATGGTGATATATTAAATAGTGTTGGCCCAATAGGTACAAATTCTATATTAGTATCTGGTTCACGGAATAATTTAAGATTTGAAATTGGTAGTGTAAATACCAGTAAGGGTACATTTACACTTCTTGTTAGACAAGGTAACGATTCAAACAAAAGAAAACAAATATTGGAAACTTGGAATAATGTTTCATTAGATCCAAATTCTAACAATTATATTTCTAAGATGGTTGGTGATTCTTATCTTAGTATTCAAGGGAGTGGAACAGCTGACCCATACTTAAAATCAAATGGTTCATATCCAAATAAATCAAAATATGTAAGAGTTGAACCGTTGAAATTTACAGATGACTATTTAGATGAAAATGGAGCTGTTAGAACTCCAGCCTACTCAGCATCACTACCAACAGTAGGAAGTGGTTCATCTGGTGGTTCATTTAGTGGTGGTTCTGATGGTGATGTTCAACATGGGAAGAATTTTAATGAAAACATCACATTAGCTAACACACAAGGATTAAATCTTACAACAGGACAATCAGGTGAAACATCATATTTAGACGCTTTAAGTCTATTAAATAATCAAGATGAATATGACTTTAACTTATTGATGTTACCTGGAGTATTAGATGATACACATAATTCAGTAATATCAAAAGCTATTGATGTATGTGAAGATAGAGGTGATTGTTTTGTATTAATTGACCCAGTAGGACACGGTAGTAGTATTAGTGCAGCTAAAACAGAAGCTGAAACACGAGATTCAAACTACGCGGCCGTATATTGGCCATGGGTTCAAATTTCAGACAATCAACTTGGAAAGAGTGTCTGGGTACCACCATCAGTCGTTGTTTCTGGTATGTATGCATTCAACGATAAAGTTTCTCATCCCTGGTTTGCACCAGCTGGATTAGGTAGAGGAACATTAGATACAGTAATCCAAGCTGAACGAAAATTAACTCATTCTAATAGAGATACTTTATACGATAGTAATGTTAATCCAATCGCTACATTTCCTGTACAGGGTGTAACGGTGTGGGGTCAAAAGACTTTACAGAAGAAAGCATCAGCATTGGACAGGGTGAATGTAAGACGACTATTGATTAAACTTAAAAAGTTTATCGCTAGTTCATCACGATTCTTAGTATTTGAACAGAATAACGCGTCTACACGAAGACGATTCATGAATATTGTGAATCCATTCTTGGAACAAGTTCAGTCTAATAGTGGTTTAACGGCATTCAGAGTTGTTATGGATGAAACAAATAATACACCTGATGTTGTAGATAGAAATGTCTTATATGGTCAAATATTTGTTCAACCGACTCGTACAGCTGAATTTATTGTATTAGACTTCACAGTCCAACCAACAGGAGCTACATTCCCTGAATAAGAGAATAAATAATAAAAAAATCGGAGAACCATCAAACTTTTTTGGTGGTTTTCTGTTTTTCGTATATTTATATATATAAGAGGTTATGAATATGATAGAGAGTATAAAAATATTAGTAAAAGAATTATCGAAACGAGTTGGTATTAAAGATATTAACGAATACTCTTTACAAAATGGTTATTATATAGATACTGCTAAAACACAAAAACAAATTGATTACAGAAAAAAATTAATTCAGAAACATTGTGAAAACTTAACTGATGGTGATATAGAATTACATCTCGCTGCTATTTGGAAATTTATCAATGAGGTTTAATACGGGGGTGCTTAGCCGTTAGGAACGGTAATGGTCTTCAAAACCATATGCTTGGTGTCCATAGCCAGGTTATTCGGGTTCGATTCCTGACACCCCCGCCAATTTAGTATAATATATTTCTTATTTTTTTCTTTTATTTGATATTTATATATGAAATTAAATAATCTTTTTTAGGAGAATTATAATGGCAGAGATGTTAGAAGCACAAGATATAATGTTTACCCCCTTTGAACCAAAGTTAAAGAATAGGTTTATAATGAACATAGAAGGTATTCCAGCGTATATGATTAAAACTGCGAATAGACCTCAAATTACATTCGATGAAGTAGAATTAGAACATATGAATGTAACACGATATGTTAAAGGTAAGGGTAAATGGCAAGCATTACAAGTTACTATGTATGACCCAATCGTACCGTCAGCGGCACAAGCAGCTATGGAATGGGTTAGATTATCACACGAATCAGTAACGGGTAGAGATGGATATTCTGATTTCTATAAGAAAGAAGTAACATTCAATGTTCTTGGTCCTGTGGGTGATGTAGTTGAAGAATGGACACTTAAAGGGTGTTGGATTCAAGATGCTACTTTTGGTGATTTTGACTTTGCGGCAAGTGACCCTGCTGAGATTACTCTCACACTTCGCTATGATTATGCAGTTTTACAATTTTAGTATAGACATAATAAATACATTGAACAAACCCTTAACAAAAGTTGAGGGTTTTTTTCATTTTGTATATATTTATATATGAAATGTTATGTAAGTTATTCAAAAGAAACAACAAGGTTATCAATATGAAATTCAATGAAATAATAGAAACCGTATTAGAACACGAAGGTGGTTATGTTAATGACCCAACTGATTTAGGTGGTGAAACAAACTTCGGTATCACAAAAAGGTTCTACCCTGATGTCGATATAAAGAACTTAACACGAGAACAAGCTAAAGACATATACAAAAAAGACTATTGGGACAAGAATCGCGTTGAAGAACTACCAGAAGAACTATGGCATATATTCTTCGATATGTGTGTTAATCAAGGTAGAGGAACAGCAGTCAAAATTCTACAAAGAGCGGCCAATAGTAAAGGTAGAAATCTAAAGGTAGATGGAGGAATGGGTCCAGCAACTATAAAAGCTATGAAAGGTGTTGAAGTAGAAAGAGTTAGAGCTTATAGAGTTAAGTATTATTCAGATTTAGTAACAAGTAAACCAGAACAAGATAAATTTTACTTCGGATGGTTTAACCGAAGTATGGAGGTATAAAATGGCAGAACAACAGTATCATAGTGAAGTAATTGATTTACCAAGTAAAGGTAAAGTATATGGTAAAGATAGTCCATTATCATCAGGAAAAATTGAATTAAAGTATATGACGGCGAGAGAAGAAGATATACTTACATCACAGAATCTTATTAAAAAGGGCGTTGTAATAGATAAACTTCTTGATGCTCTAATTCTAACAGAAGGTGTTAAATGTGAGGATTTGATATTGGGTGATAAAAACGCTATTATGGTAGCGGCTCGTGTTCTGGCATACGGACCAGAATATCAATGTGATGTTACAAACCCAAACACAGGAAATGTATTCAGTCATACATTTAATTTGGCAGATTGTCCGTTTAAAACAGTTGAAGGTAAAATATCAGGAAATAGATTTGATGTTACATTACCAGTATCTAAACGAAAAGTATCTTTTAAACTCTTAACGGGTAAAGAAGAAAGAATTATAGAAGAAGAACTAAAAAACTTACAAAAAGTGGGATCACAAGTTACACCAGAGTTAACCACAAGATTAAGACATACTATTGTTTCAGTTGATGGCGATGATACACAACCAGCTATAACCGAATTTGTTCAGAATATGTTATCACGAGATTCATTATTCTTACGAGGAGAAATATCAAAAGTTTCACCTGATATTGAACTTCAACAAGAAATAGAAATGGGAGGTGACGTAGTTAAGGTAGATATACCTATGACTACCAGCTTTTTTTGGCCTAACGCCTAAGCACAAGCCACAAATTCACGAAGAAATATTCCAATTAATATATTTTGGTCAAGGATTTACACACCACGATGTGTACAACATGCCTATCTATTTACGAAAATTCTATTATAAAAAGTTAGTTGATACAAAGAACGATGAAACTGAACAAGTTAAGAAATCACATAAAAAATCAACTCAAACACCTACATTTCAACAAAGATTCAATAGATAATTTTTCACATTCTTGATATTTATATATGATGAATTACATCAAATGGAGAATGTAGTATGCCAAAGAAACAATCATATATGAACAAAGAAAATGTTTTATCAGAAGGATTATTAGATAAAATCATTCGTAGTATCATACCCAAAAGTATTCAGAAAACAGTTACAAAAAAAGCAGTTACTAATATGAAAAAAGAAAATCAAAAACTTGAAACCGAGATAAGTGATATTCAGAGCAAAATTCAAAAATTAGAACAACGAAAGAAAGCGAGTAGTGAGAGGTTACATAAAGCTATAGAAAAACAATATGGTGTAAAAATTAAACAGAAAACTACTCAACAAGCAATCAAAGACTTTTACGGAGAATAATAAGTGGCAAGAAAATATGTAAAAGATACAGAAGCTGTAAGAAATTTAAACTCTGAATTAAGAGAACAACAAAAATTAATTAATAGTTTAGATAATACTTATGCCGATTTGGCCGTGGCAGTAATGAGTGTAGCTGAAGGCCATGAAAAAAGTACAAAATATTCCAAAGAAAATTTAGATTTAGCCAAACAACAAAGTAAAGTCGGTAGTGCTATGTTGAATGTGTTAGATAAAGAAAACAGGGGTGGAAAACTTGGTAGTCTGATGGCAAAGACTAAATTAGGTATAACACGAATGTTGGCTGACAAAAATGATGAGATAACACAGAATTTATTTGAACAATATGATATAGCTAAAGAGATAATGGGATTGAAAGATGAAGAAAAAGAAAAGACCAATAAATTAGCTGAAAATATGGATAAGATAACTGATGCACTGTCATCTCAATTACCGTTTGGAAGTGAAATATCAAAGTTATTTTCTAAATCAGCTAAAACGACAGCTAAAATTGGAGCAGGACTTGCAATAGCAGTTGGAATCCTTAAAAAATTCGCTGATATGACAAAAGTAATAGGTGACAATTTCGGTGCTATTGGAATGACAACACCGGAGATTAAAGATGGATTATTAGGAGCGGGTGTAGAAGCTACAAAATTAGGTTTTGGCATGTCCGATGTAGCTTCAGTAGTAAATGAATTAACAAATAATTTTGGATTTTCATTAGAAGAATCAATTAAATTATCTTCTTCAATTTTAGATACATCTAAAGCATTAGGTATGTCTGTTAGTGAAGGTACTCAATTAATAGGTACATTATCACAAGTTGTAGGATTATCAACAGAAGTATCTACACAATTCGCCAAACAAACAGCATTATTAGCTAAACAATCAGGAGTTGCACCTAATGTCGTAATGAAAGACATCGCGGCGAGTGCAGAAACTACATCTAAATTCTTTGCAGATGGTGGTGAGAATATAGCTAAAGCAGCTATTATGGCCACAAAACTTGGAACAAATTTAGAAACTGTCGGTAAAGTAGCCGAGGGTTTATTAGATTTTCAATCATCAATAAGTAAAGAAATAGAAGCATCTATAATATTAGGTAAAGATTTTAATTTCCAAAAAGCTCGTGAATTAGCATTAAATAATGATATTGAAGGTGTAATGGCTGAAATCGTTTCACAATTAGGAAGTGAAGAAGAATTTAATAAACTCAATGCTATAGAACGACAAGCTATGGCAGACGCTATTAATGTATCAACATCAGAACTTGCTAGATTTGTAGCTAATCAAGATAAAGCTTTGACATTAACTGAAAGTATAGCAGCTCAACCTGGTTTTGAAGATTTGATTGGTAGAGATGCTATTGATAATATAACTAAAATAACGAATGATTTTAAAACAATCGGTGCTACATTGGTAACAACGGTTGGACCAATGTTGAGTTCAATTGTAGGTGGTATGGCATCGTTTACAAAATGGGTTTCAGAAAGTTCACTTGGTTTTACCCTAATGGCGGGATTAGCTGGAGGATTAGCTACTAGCCTGATAATTGGAGCAGTAGCTAGTATTTGGGCATCACTAGCAGCGATTCCTTTTGGTATGGGACTCGTGTTGGCGGGTGGACTTACCGCCGCAATGTTTGCTAGTGTCGGTAAAGCAAAATCAATTCCAAAAGCACACGATTTAGAACCTGGCAAAATAGCATCAGTTACAAGTGGTGAATTACTAACTGATAGTACAGAAGCAACTGTTAAAAAGGAATCATTAAGTGATATGAATAAAGGGGTAGAAGTAAGAATAGACAGACTTATTGCTCTTATGGAAGCAAATCCAAATAAAACTGGTAGAGCAACTGGTGATGCAATAACAAGTGGTATCAAATAAGATGGTGGAGAAATAAATTGGGTTTAGAAAACTTAAAAAGTATATTTACAGAAGACCTTGAATCATTAGCTAGTGATTTTCAGAGCAATGCCCCATTACTTGATGATTCTATTGTTGTAGGTATGACAAGTCAATTTACTGAAGGTATAGGTGGATTATTTAATAAATCAACTACTTACACATCTACAAAATTTACTCCAATGTCATCATTAAATGTTCCATCAATCGGACAGATATTAACATTAGGAAATGACGGTGGCGGTTATCCTATACAAAATCAATCGTACAATAAATTAGATATAACAAATGGTGTAGGTGAAGATATAAGAGTATCAGGAATACCTATACGAACTGTTGATGGGTTAGGTAATTTAATATCTGACATAACAAAAAATAGAAAGTTTCCAAGCAAAACATCTTGGAGTAATTTATATAATAAAGATCATACCGTAAAAGAAAATAACAATATACATAGTTATGGTTCAAATGTAAATCGTAATAAATTAAATATCAGAGATGAAGCTCCAAATGTAAGAGGATTATCAAGAAATGTATTTGTAGGGTTGGGTCAAGGAGAACCATATATCATAAGTAATCTTCCAAGTGGTGACATAGGTGGACTTGACGGAGGAAGATTACAGAACTCTGGTAATAGATACATTCCATTACCAAGAGCATTAACAGATAGTGTAAGATTAGGAAAGTATTTATCATCACCACAGGGTTTATTAAATATTGGATTAAAAAACTTACATAGTATTATCCCATCAGTAGTTGTTAGAAATGACGTTGACGATTTAATGAAAGTACCTCAAAGATTTAAAGTTAACTATAATCCTCTTTCTACAATACTTTCAACAGCAGGTAGATTGGTAGGTGAAGGATTACCAAATGTTTTATTTGATAGAACTGAACCTGGATTATCAAGTCTGTTTGGAAGTGATACATATTCTGGTTTCAATGGTGAAGTCACAAACACAGTTGAACAAACATTTGAACGGGGAACACCAGAAGAACAACCAGGATTTCTTGACCAATTAGGAAGTGCACTTAGTTCTCTTGGTACAGGTGGTGTAAAAGTTACTAAAAAAATTACCGGTGACAAAATGACCTTGGCACCAATGATTAAAGAAACAACTGAGGATTTAACATCAGAAAACTTAAGTGTAGATATAGAATCTCCAAAAAACGGAATGCCATTCTACTTTAAAGATTTACGAGATGATACTTACATATTCTTTAGAGCTTATATAGACGGACTTACAGAAAATATATCTCCATCTTGGGCATCAACAAATTATTTAGGAAGAAGTGAACCAGTTTATGTATATGAAAGGTCAGAAAGAGATATATCATTCAATCTTAAATTGTTTGCACAGACAGAAACAGAATTAACATCTATATACCAAAAGATGAACAGACTTACATCATTATGTTATCCAGAGTATGCAGCGGATACTAAAATGAATAATAAATTGAGAATGAAACCACCATTAACTAAATTTAGATTAGGTGAATTATTTGGTAGTGACAATAATGAATTAACAGGTTTCATAAAATCTATTTCATACACATACCCATCAGAATCACCATGGGAAACAAAACAAGGAAAGAGAGTTCCCAAATATGTTCAAGCATCAATATCATATCAAGTGATTCATATGACAGTTCCAAGTCTTGATTTTGCAAAGAATAAAGATGAAACATTCTATGGAACAACTAAACATGTTAATGGTGTAGGAGTAAACTAATGACAAGATACGAAAACACAAAAAGAAACAAATATGTAAGTCCGGATAAAGAACGAGTTGGAAATAAAGACAAATACAATACAACACTATATCTAAAAGTTCCAGAAAGAAATGACGATATGTATTTTATTGCAACAGAAGGTGATAGATGTGATAATCTAGCAAACAGATTTTACGGAAATTCACAACTGTGGTGGTTCATCGCAAGAGTTAATAATATAAAAACAATGAACATACCATCAGGAACATCACTAAGGATTCCAGTATCAGCTGAAAAAGCAAAAGGGTTTTAAACAATGATAAATAAGAGAATATTCGGTTCTGACCTTCCTAATAAAGTTAAGAAGAAACTTGAAGCTAGACAAAACCTCGCCGAGAAAGCGAGACCCGGTGAATCAATAGCATCAAAATATCCAGACGAAAATACAACTTCTGGAAACTATCCTTATTCAAAATTTATAGATAATGAATTTGATAATCAATTAGACTTATCATCAAGAACACCCTTTGTCAGAATGTGGGTTGG